GGAAAGGTTGTCGTGCGGCTTGAGGAATTGGTATATTGAATTCAAGGCGGCCCGAGTAAGCTTCCGCAGCCATTCTCCTTGTCGGGTGACTGGCCCGCGATGTTCGCTCCTGGCCGATTTGTTACCCTCAAATTTACCTGAAAGGGCCGCCCCTTTTATTTCTCCACCACCCGGTAGTCGTCTCGGGTGTAATCGTCTGCCATGCCGGCATCCTTGAGGTCGTCGAAGAACTCGTCAATGGCGTCCTCGGCTTCCTTCCGGGTGGGGAATGTCTGAGGCTCATCGTCTTCGTGCCAGGTGTTGATCCAGCCATCGATGATGGTCTCGGTCTGTACTTCGAATCTGATTACTTTCTTGATGACCATGGTTCCCTCCTAAGCTGCTGGGTGCTTCTCGCCTTCGAAGTCCACATGCACGACGTTGCATTCGTGCCGGCGGCACCAGACCTGGATACCGAGTAGCGTCCATCCGATCTCAAGTTGCGCGTAACTGGACGGGCTCTCGCCATCGGTTCCTGGTGCGTCATCCTTGAAGTCCTGAAGACATTTGCCGCAGTGCAGGAACATCTGGATGCTGTTGTCGGTCATGCTCTTGGCGTCGGTTGGGTCAGTCGGCTTCTTTTTACTCATAGGTTTCTCACCAGCAGGTCGTTGTTGTACGAGCGCCTGCGTTTCGCTGACATGAGGTGATATTGAAAGTCGGACTTCGCCCGGTCAGCAAACCATTGCCGGAGCTCATGGCCATCCCACCCGACAGGAACGTCTCCATCTGTGAGCTTGGTCAGCATGGTTTTTTTGAGGTTGTTGCATAGTTCGATAATGATGCGTCTCTGATTGCGTCTGGTCATTGCATTTTCCTTTTGATCCACCATGGCTCGTAAGCGAACGGCACATCGAGCCACAAGTCACCATCGACCTTGCTCTGGAATGTCCGAGCGTTCTTTTTATTCAGCGGAAATTCCTCGAGGATCGTGTGTGCCATCGTGCAGTTTTTGATGTACAGATCGCTCTCGTGAGAATCGAACTCAAGGCCGGCTTCCACGACTTTCTGGAACAGCGTCTCAGCAGTAAGCTCGCAGACCAGGTAGGTGGCGATCATCGTTGAATCGGTGAAGAGCAGCACGGTGCGCTCAGGGTCTCGCCAGCGCTTAATATCGAAGGAACCGATGGCACCCTCAAGGCAGAGCGGCAAGCAGGCGTCGACGAGCGCCTGGCATGGCTTCGCGAATCTGCAGTGCCAGTCGCCCATGGTTCGGGTCTTACCGGGTGGAGATATCCAGCCGTCTGCCGGATGCAGGACATCATTGTCGGCAATGAGATAGCTGTAGCCTTTAGCCTTCAGGCCGTGATCGTCGGCGGTGTTGTAGCGAAGCTTCTCGCGATCGCTTCGAATCTTGATGTCGGTAAACGCCTGCGTCAGCGACATCGGATTGAGCAGCGGTTTCCTGTTCAATGCAGTCTCTCCTCTTTCATTTCTATGGTCACGAACGGCGCCTTCTGGAATTCCTTCAGGAAAGCACCGAGGTCATCGAAGTTTTCCATCATTAGCTCGTACACTTCGGTGCCAGCTTTCAAGGCCATCAATTCGGCCATGGAGCGGACGACATCTACTAATTTCTCTACGTCGCCGGACTTGCCTGTATTCGGCTCCATTCGGTACCAGTTCTTTTTGTCTTTGGAGTCGAAGGCCTTGTCGTCAACGTGATAACGAAATCTGTATACCAGGCAGGCCTTGCCATCCTCCATGAATATGGACGCGAGCCAATCGCTGTCTGGCAAACCCACGAACCAGATGCCGACCATGTCTTCTGAGAATTCGATCATTGTCCATCCTCAAAGTAGGGGTGGAGGACATCGTCGACATCCTCCGTATCGAAAGTGAATGAGAAATTGAAGTTGTCATCCTCGTCTACGGCACAGCACAAGACCTGATGGATAATCTCGACCTGGTCCTCGTCTTTGACCATGATGATTATCCGTTTCATGATGGCTCCTGACTGGATAGGACGACCTTGTCGTTCTGATCGATGACGCGCCAGTGTTTGACCGCCGTCCAACGGCCAGCCAAATCCTCTGCGGCGATTTTTGCCTGCGCCCTGGAGGCGTGGGTGATGGCATTGCCAGCCCACGAATCCTCGGGATCGCCATACGTGTTTACTTGGACGCGATATTTCATGAGGTACTCCGGTAGTCATCTGGATCGACTTCGATGATGATGTAGCCGAGGCGCTCGGCTGCGGCTTCAGCCTTCACCCGATCGCTCTCGTCGAGCCACCCGGTGCGGCCGGTGAGTTCACCGAACAGGTACTTGCGGAACTGGTTCGATGTATGTGAATGGCCCTTGCCCAGCGGGAATACATGGACGCCCTTCTGGTCGGTGCTGCGGAGATGTTCGGCCGCAAGCTTGGCCTGGCTCTTAACATCCAAGACGCCGGGTGAGACGCGACGGGCTGCGGCCCTCGGCGCACCGGCAAGCTCGCCGGACTTCAGGCGCTTGCGATCCGCGCGAAAAATTCTGTGCCCGGTGGAGCGGCACTGGATGGCGCGTTCTTTCTCTTTGCGCTTCCAGAGCTTCTCAGGGTCACTGCTCTGCGCCACTGGTACGAACTGGCCGTCGGTCTGAATCTCTAATTGATACATCATGCTGCTGTCTCCATGGTCAAATCGTCGTTAAGAATCCCTTCCATGATTGAGCAGATGTAGCCATGCTCAATCACGATACCTTTCGCACCCCAGTACTGGGTCTCGTCGGTGATCTGAATCTTTTCCTTGACCCAGTCATCGGCTGCCTCAGTGATGGGCATCAGAATGAAAATGCTGCCTGCGTTCACGACCTGGAAGTCGATGTCCATTAGGCCGACTCGTCGCAAATTTGAAGCCAGCCTGGCCCATTGCCTTCGGGGTCCATGTCAACCCAGACCTGCAGTTTCTTGCCGCCCTTGGCGGTCACGTTGAAACCGAAGCTGCCCTCTGAAAAATCGTTACCGGGTGACTCAATTGCCCCCGTGATTTTGGCACCGACCAGTTTGTCGGCGATCTCTTTGGCCATGTATTCGATGTTGCTGCTGCCCATGATTTACTCCTCGTAGTAGCCGTCGAACCAGTCGCCGTGCTTGCGCGTCCGTGCGCGCCCTGCTGCGCTGGTGCAGGTCTTGGCTGCGGTCTCTGGATTGCTGCAATGTTTCTGCACCTGGTCCAGAGACAAGCCAGTTTCGATGGTCCGCTTGGTGGACTGCAGATGCCCATCGGCACCTGCTTTCCCGTGAAAGAACCGGACGATTTTGTAGGTACTCACTGCTGATCCTCCGGCCATGCGTTGCGGACGGTGCTGTAGATTTCGTTGTACTGATCTTCATTGAACACGCTCTGCAGCCCGTTCTCTTTCTCGGCGTCAGTGATGAATGCACGAATGCATCGGTCCAGCGGCCAAGTATCAGTGATGCGTTCCTTGGCGTTCCATGCCCAGAACTTCTTGGCGAGTTCCTCGACCTCTATCGTCCACTCCTGTGAGCGCTTGTTGCCTTTCCATAGTGTGATGTGAATGGTCATGATTTCTCCTGCAGTGATGCGACTGCCTTCTCTGGCAGTTTGTAATTGCTGCCATCACGGGCGGCAAGAATCGGAAACTTCGGACGGTTCGGCTTCAATCCGATCAGCGTGTACTTGCGACCGCCGAAGGTGAACTCTTTGCCGTATGCATCGGCCGGCAGGTCGAACAGGAAGTGGGTCTTGTCGAAATCATCCTTGTTCCTGTCGAAGTCAGCGAGGGCGCATTCGACTTTGAAGGTCACGGCATTGGCATCGTAGGATGCGTTGCCAGCGTGAATCGTGAGGCCGTATTCCTTGCCCAGTGCGGCGAGGTCTTCGTTGATCTGATTGCGTATCTTTTTGCAGATAGCCGGTGTGATTTTCTTGATGTTCATCTCATTTCTCCCAGACGATCTCGTCGCCCTGCTTCCAGTTATTGCCTTGTGAATCGGTGAATGTGATTGGACCCACGACCGTCCATACGAGGTCGTAGCAATCGGGGATTCCTCCAACGGACTCGTAACGCATTTCAAGCAGCCCCATCTCGCGCAGGGTGCCGAAAGAAAGGCCGCTGCTGGAGCCGACGGTCTTCACGGTTGGTGTGATGCTGATCAGTCCCATCAGATAGCCTCGGCGGCTTCCGCCGTGTAGCGAAAGTTGGCGCTTCGATATTTGGAATTTGCCGCACGGTCCAGTCTCTTGGCGTCTGATTTGGCAGCGGTCTGGCCCTCGTACACGACGAGGCTGCCGTTGCATTTGTAGAAGGACTTGCGGCTGCCCGTGACGCCACCCCAGACTTCGCAAAGGATGACCCACGGGTCAGTGAAGGTCTCGCTGCCATCGCCCTGTCCGATCGGTACTAACTCGTAGCAGACTTTGCAGTAGAGTTCGCCGTTCTCGTCGAACGTCGAATGGGCGTTGCAGCACGAGGTCAGTTTGATGTGGCCGCTCATGCCGGATGAACCTCGTCAAGGTGCAGCACGAAGTCCCGTGCGTACCGTTGAGCAGCAGCCTGCGCGTGTTGCCGGCTGAAGCTATAGAATCGGATGGCGATCGCCGCCCGTTTTTTGGTGCTGAAGATTGCGATGTAATCTCTCATGATGCCTTCCTTGCGACGACGCGAACGGTGTCGATGTCAATCTTGGTGGTGTTAGCAGCGATCTGCTGATTCGATACGCCGAGCTTCTCGGCGATGCGCTTCCATGCGACCTGCTTGCGGACGCTGTGACTGACGGTGGAGCGGAACAACTCGCCATCGATCTCGGTCAAACCTGAGTCGATTAGGACTTGCTGAAGAGTGCCTTTCTCTTCCTGAAGCTCAGCGATCTGAGCGAGAACTACTCCGAGGTCATCGGAAGCTTTGATTAGCTTCGGTGTGATCCGTTTGGCCATGATAATGCTCCTGCTATGATGTGATTTGCTACCCTGTAAAGTAAGTTACTACAGCACAGTACATCAGTCAAGGGACTGGGGAGTGAAATTTGGAGGTAATTCGTGGCATGATTGTCACCAGTATCGGCGCTACTGTTGAAATTCAGGTGCCTAACCACATGGCTCGGTTACCTGGGTGGACCCGAATGGAGGCCGCTGGCAAGGTCCTGGAGGACATAGGGCTGGCGATCGAGGGTGCCAATCGGGTTGAAGTGCGGCCCGTCAGCGAGGAGAATTCCCTGATGATCTGGTATGAGTTCCCCGGCGATAATGATCGCGTCTCAAAGCTATTCGGGTTCGGTCAAGATGGCTGAGATTGATCGACACAATGGCCGTGGCTGGCCGAAGACCAAGCAGCAGGACCTGCTGTGCCAGGCGCTCGTTGTCGATGGCTTGAGTACTGTCGATGCCGGTCTCAAGGCTGGATACGCCAAGACCACCGTCAGGAAGAAAATCCCGACGCTGGTGAAACAACTCGCGCCGTACATCGCACATCTCCGGGTGGCGAAGGCCGAGGTTATCCAGCGCAACTTCGATGTCACGGTCGACGCCGTCGTCGAGGAACTGGCTGCCATGGGATTCATCAATCCCAAGGATTACATCCGAGTGGTTGAGTACCGCGGCAAGCCGATGGTGATCGGCAAGCCACCGAATGCATTGACTGACGACCAGGCTAAAGCGGTGTCCAGCTGGGACAGGCAGAAGATCGTGATCGATGGCGGCTACGATTTCGATTACCGCTACACGTTCTACGACAAGCGCCAGGCGCTGCGCGACATGGGTCAGCATCTCGGCATGTTCAACGAGAAGCTCATCCTCGAGCAGCGCATCACCAAGACCTACCGGGTGGACTTGTCGCAGGTGCCGGACGAGATTCTTGAGAAGTGGATGGGCGAATTGAAGACCCACGCCGGCAAACTGCCAGACCAGGGCGCCCCGGCGACCATCGATAATGAGACTGGTGCCCTGTCGTGAGGGGGGAACCATGGCAAAATGGACAAAAGGAGACCAACCATGAAAGTCAAGGCAATTTTTCTACTCATGTTTTTTGCCGGTTTGGCGCATGCCGGACACGATTCGTTCTGGTACGCATACCCGATGCCGCAGGCCTATCTCTATGTCCAGAACCCAGTGCTCTACCGCATGTGGGAGGCCAACTACGGCTACGGCACGTTGCTCCGATCCCCAGCCTATCAGCCTGTAGTGGTGGCGCATGACCGAGGCAGGTTGCAGCGCCGAGCATGCGAGATCAGGGTCCGGAGTGCCGCACGTTGAGTTGACGTTCGCCGAAATACTGCACGGCGCATCCGCAGGCCTTTACAGGCAAGTCGAGAATTTGAAGAAAGACCGGAAGCCGTTTTACGGTGCCGACAACAAAAACGATTGGCAAAAACACATCGAAGGCTGTCTTGGCGAGATGGCTTTAGCGAAACACCTGGGCGTCTACTGGAGCGGCAAGGGTGGATTTCGCGGACCCGATGTAGCGGACTTCCAGGTTCGCACATCGCGGTATCCGGATGGCCACTTACTCTTGCACCCGGATGATCCTGACGATAAAACCTTCTGGCTGGTGACGGGGCTGAACGGAATCTATGATATTCGCGGTAAGATTTTGGGGGCCGATGGCAAGCAGCAGAAATTTTGGGAAGACCGTACCGGCAACAACCGCTGGGCTTTTTTTGTACCTCAGTCAGAGTTGCGCTAGACTCCGGCAAACACACGGAGGGTACCGTGATGCCGAGCAGGTCGAACAAGCAGGCCAGATACATGGCCATGATGGCGAACAATCCGGAGAAGGCGCGCAAGCTAGGCGGTCCTTCCCGGTCAGCCGCCAAAGAATTCGTTAAGGCCGATGTCAAATCAGGCCGACTATCCAGAGCAATGAAAGGCAAAGGCCGTGGGCGTTAAGCGCGACTGCGGTAAGTTCAGACTGAGCCTGGCCATCTCTGCCGGCATTCACAGGGCCAGTCGCAAGGACCTGCACCCAGACCCCAAACTCGTCAAGCGCGCGCACAAGGCGCTCGCGAAACTGCGCGAGAAATACGAAGAGAAAATGATGGAGGAGTGGGGTAAGGCGATCGGCTGGGGCAAGGAGGCAGCGGAAGAGGCAGCAGCCGCAGCCAAGGCAGACCGCCAGGCGCTGCTTGATGCAGATACTGCAGGCAGGGAGGAGAAGCAGGAGCGGCGACGAGTCGCTAGAGTTTAGCGCGTTAACAAAAACCCTCGGGCAACGGGCGTTATGCAGTCCGGGGCCAGTCAGGTCAAGAACCGAGCATATGACTGGACCGTGGGTACGAGAACTCCTGAGGGTTTTTGTGAGCGCGTTCGGCGAAGAGGCAAACGAAATCATCAGGCGACACCATGTGCCTAAAACTGCACGGTAGGTTCTCGGTTGCCAGCGCGCTCCTCGATCACTGAGAGGAGGACACGCATGGACTTTCTCAAGAAGATGGGCAAGCAAGCGATACTCGCTGGACTCGTCGCCCTGGTACTGTTTTTCGTGTGGCCTGGAGCCACGACATTATTCTTCGGAGGCATGGCCGCAGGCATCATCATCGGCAACCTCTATGATCCCGTCGAGAAAATGGCGGAGAAAATCATCGACAAAATCCCAGCTTAGGAGACAGCCATGGGCCGCAGGAAAGATTTGAAACGCAGGCAGGGAAACGCTGCCGGTAGGGAGCGCAACAGACGGCGCGCAGCACAACCAACTGGCGCAACAACTGCGGCCGCTGACCCGGCAGACGGGAATGATTGCCCGAAGTGCGGGGCTAAACCAGGCGAGGCCTGCGTGACGCCTAGCGGCAACCCGACCAAGACACACAAAGCTCGAGGGTGATAGTATCCGCGAGTGATTTTTAACCATTGTTGGAGGGCCACAATGGACGAGCGAAAGAAACCAGGGCAGCTTCACGAGACGCCCACAGAAGACAATCCTGCTGACACCTATCCCGAAGAAGGCGATGTCGAATTCGGGATGCGGAAGATGGAGGACTTTCCACACTTCCCACCGTATGACCCACCGTACGCGACCAGAGCAGCCGATGAGGGTTCATCCGCTGAGCTACGCAGCGAACGCACGGGCAAGGCGGAGAGCGGCGGTTACGACGATCCTCGCTACGGCAAGGTTCGGACGTTGCCATCGCAAGAGTAGTGGCCGATCGAAGGGCAGATCGTAGGGCGAACGCAGGCAGACCTGACAAGCCAGCGGCGAAGCCGGCAGAGAAGCCGGTTGTTGCTCACGGCGCCCCGATGGATCCACCGAAGCCTAAACCTCCAAGCGCGCAGCGCCCGAAAGCGGGTCCTGCCGACGCTGCAACCAGACGCCGCGAGATTGAACGTCGCGTCCAGGAAGGCAAAGACGCCAGCGAGAAAGCTCGCGACACACAGGTAACGAAATCGGAAGCGCCCAAGCCAGAGCCGGAGACTATCGGCGAGCCTGGTCGGTCCACGTACGATGTACTACGAGACCGAGGCAAGGACACGGATGAAGCCGTGGAGAGGACGCAGGAAAAATAATGCCCCCTCCACGGTCAGCCGAAGCAATCTGCGCCGAGTTCGGTGATACCGACATTGCCTGCAAGGTCGCGAGGAACCGCGAGCGACGCCGCAGGAACCGCGAGCAGGCCGAAGGCAAGAAACCTGAGCCGCCACCGTCCAAGCCACAGGCACCGCCCCCTGAGAAGAAGCTGACGCCGGCTCAGAAGCGCAGGCGCCAGATCGACGAGGCAGTGCGGGAGGCCCAGGAAGGCACCTGATCGAACGAAACGCGAACGAAACGCGAACGAGAAGTGAACGGTCGTTCAAGTCCAGATGAGGTCACGACACGCAATGACTCCCAAGGTCCTGGTATACGTTGATGACGGGCGCATCGACATCAGGCATAGCCGTGGCGTCGAGGTCGCTGTGATCGTCGAAGGGGAGGATGTAGAGGTCCCTGAGGACTGGATTGGACTGAGCGTCAACCAGCACCATTCGCTCCCAATCACCGTAAATCGTGATGAATTGCCTCAAAAGCGGCCTCTGGCGTGTGATTCTGAGCAACTCACCGGGGGCAATGGACCAGAACATCATCAGAACAGCCTCATGAGCGCGCCATATTGCTTTGATTGCGGTGACAACCACCGGCCTGGCCCTTGTCCTGGCTGGGATGACACCCCGGAACCATAGTGAACTGGCTCAAGGTCGTCGTTGTCTACTACATCCTGATCTACCTGCTGTTGGGCCGCATCGCCGTTGATCTCTTCGACCTGGTCACCTGGGGAAATATGATCGGACTCTTCTTCGGTTGTTGTCTCGGTCATTACTTGGGTAAAATAGACGCAGGTGGGTTACCGGTAGGCAGAAGTAGGAGCCGTAGAGCGTGACAGACGCTACGAGAATTCGATGGAAGTCAGGGGCAATGATCAGCATAAAGCTGAGCTACGTGAACTGAGCAAGCTGCTCGGAGGGTATTGCATTGTCATCGATCCAGACATACCAGACGACGAGATTCACGTTATCGAGAAACTCAATGGTGGCCTGCCGGCCAAGCAGATCATCTACCTCGAGGACATTGGCTTCGACGAGTGCGCCTGACCGGGTGCGGATGTGAGCGGGCTTAACCTTGAGAACGCCACTACGCTATCGAATGAACGTCAAGCCGCCCTGCAGGATGTAGCGCGCGGCTTCTTTGGAATCATCGATGGCCAGGGCAACAGCAAGGTCTCTCTCGAGCAAGCAATATCGGCGCTGTTCACAGACCTGCAGACGATCATGCTGGACTACGCCGATCAGATGTCGCCTGAGCATTCGCTGCGTTGGAGCGCTGACATCGTGCTGCTGATCACCGTCATCCGGGTGGTCATGAACAATCCTATGTGGGAATCGGAGGCGCTGACGCTGCAGATGCGGCACGAGTTCGAAGAGTGCCTGGGTTCAGCCAAGGCGCTGGAGTTCTGATGATCCATGTCCTCAGTCTCGGAGCCGGCGTTCAGTCCAGTACCCTGGCGCTGATGTTTGCTGAGGGAGAGATCGGACCTATGCCTGAGGCAGCGATCTTCGCTGACACGGGCGGTGAGCCAAGCTACGTGTACGAGTGGCTCGACTGGCTGGAGCTCAAGCTGCCGTTCCCGGTGCACCGGGTGATGTGGAAGGAAGGCCTGACCGCCAACATCAAGGATTCGATCGCCGGCCAGCGCTTTGCCGGCGCTCCGTTCTACACTGAGTCGGACGGTAAGCGCGAGGGACAGCTTCGCCGGCAATGCACCAGGGAGTTCAAGGTCCAGCCGATCACCCGGAAGCTCAGGGAGATGGTCGGCCTGGAACCTCGGCAGCGCGCGCCGAAGGGAGCGATCCTCGCTACCCAGTACATCGGCATCAGTTTCGACGAGGTCATCCGCATGCGGCCCTCGAGGTCGCCATGGATCCTGCACGAGTGGCCGCTGGTCGATCTCAGGATGCATCGCCAAGACTGCCTTGACTGGATGAAAGCGCGCGGATATCCAGAACCAGGCCGCTCAGCCTGCACCTATTGCCCGTACCACAGCGATCGCGAGTGGTATGACCTGAAGACCAATCACCCGGAGGCCTTCGCTGAGGCCGTCGACATGGACCAGTTGATCCGTGCCGGCGTCCGGGGTACCAAGCAGAAGCTATACTTGCACCGCAAGCTGCAGCCGCTGGACGAGATCAGGTTCGACACAGCGGCCGCTGCCGGCCAGGTGGACATGTTCAACGAAGATTGCGAAGGAATGTGCGGAGTGTAGACTGATGCCAAGCACACCGCTGGGTCCGGTTGAGAACGCATCTGTAGAGGTTGGAGAGGAGGAAATCATGGCTGACGATTTAACATGGATCCGGGTGAGCGATCGCTTACCTGGCTTCGGCGAGAAGGTGATGGTGACCAGAGATACCGGCGCTTCTAGGCGCTTGGTCGAGCAGGCATCACGCAAATGCATCGACTCCCGCGGCGAGGTCTGGGATGCCGCCGATCGGACATCAGAGTTGACTGATGTGATTGCCTGGGCATTGATTCCGAATCCATCGAGGGCGGCACCATGAAACGATTAGCAATTTTAGCGGCTTTAGCAGTACTGGCGTTCTCTCAAATTACGCATGCCGGCGATGCAACGCTGTCCTGGACGGCGCCGACGCAGAACACCGACGGGTCAGCGCTGACTGATCTCGCCGGCTACACGATCTACGGCGGCACGGTGCAGGGTGGTCCGTATGGAGATGTCAGCATCACGATCAGCAACCCGACGACGACGACATTTGTGGTCTCGGGCCTCGCCGAAGGCACAACGTACTTCTTCGTAGTGACGGCATTCAATAGCGCCGCCCCGGTGCAGGAGAGCGACTTCAGCAACGAGGCGAGCAAGCTCATACCGCCGCTGGTTCCGGCGCCGCCGACCATGCTCACGGTGCAGAACCTGACGGCGTTCGACATCGTGAAGCAGAAAGACAAGTTCATCCTGCTTGCCGTGGGCGAAGTGCCGGCAGGCACGACTTGCGATCCGAACCAGACAGTCAATGGCCACTATGGTGTGCCGAGCGACCTGGTCGTATGGTTTGGCAATGTGCAGCCGCCAGTGGTGGTCGCCGATTGTTCGTAAGGCTGAGAGACTGGATTTGCAAGTGGCTGTGCCGGTGGTTCGGCATCTGCTGCAGGGAGGACCCGCTGGGTCCTGTTGAGAATGCGCGAGTAGAGGTTGGAGAGAGCGATGGCTAGAACAGCGACAGCGAAATGGGAACTGCCGACTACCAGGCAGAGCGGATTGCCGGCGGACCCGGCGGAGGTTCAAGGCACAGAGATCGCGCTGGCGGTCCAAGGCGGCCCGTTCTCAGTTCTCGAGCCGATGGTGCCGGCGAGTAAGCTAGAGCTCGTGATTCCCGATCTAACGCCCGGTGACTACATCTGCCGCTATGTGCCGATCGATATGGACGATGTCCGCGGCGCATCCGATGAGGTGCCGTTCAATATCCCAGACGACACGCCGCTGGCTGCAGTCGAGAATCCGACGGTAGAGATCAGCCCGTGAACTGGGTCTGGCTGACGCTGGGGGTGGTGCTGTTCATCCTGGTGGTCGGTATCCCGTGGCTGAACGGCGTCCTGGATTTCATCATGGCGTATCGCTTCGCCCGGAATCACAACACCGATCGCACCGCTGCGCTGCTGAACTGGAATGCCTTCAAGTGGTCCTGGCTGCACCAGTTGGACGCGATGGTCGAGGCGATGCCGTTCCTGCGCAAGGACCTGACTGAGAATTTCGGCATACGGCCGGACGATGGGAGGACGACATGATGGAGACGATACTCAATGCGATGGGCACGCAGGAGGCTGGCTGGGTGCTGATCATCGCTCAGTTCTTTGCAGTCGAGTTCAAGGCGCTATTCAACAAGCAGAAGGGCGACACCTGGAGCGAGGTGATGCGGTTTATGTTCGGCTTCTCCAAGCGCCAGACAGCGCAGGGCTGGGGCATGCGAGCGAGGCGGGGATCGTTCTGGGCGCTTGCGGCCTGGTTCACCGGGCACATAGCGTTCGGCTGGTGAAGAGACGCCAATTCATCCTGGGCGCTGTCGCTGCTGCGGTGAGCGCTGCATTGCCGGCGAAGGCAGTACTGCTCCACGATGCAGCGCATCACGACATCATCGGTGGCTTCGGCCTGGCGCCGATCAAGGCTGAGGGCGCATCGGTAGCGTACGATTACCAGACCTTCAAGCTAGGCTACGAAGGCTCAGGTGTCAGGTATGCATCAGCGCTGGCCAAGTCGTTGATGCAGACCAAGGAGCAGGTCACAGCGGACGTACTCGGTCGCGTATTTGATTCGGGTGAGGGCGCACGGAGATCGGTCGGGGGTGGGGGCAGCCCTGACCGTGTTTAGCGATGTCGTTGAACCAGACGCAGCAGCAGGCGACCTTCACGGAGATGGAGGCCGAATGGCTGAGGCGTGATCTCCGGCGCTACGTGCCGCAGGTCTGGTCACTGGTCGAAGCTCGAGAGTTCAAGAACAACTGGCACATCGATGCGATCTGCGATCACCTGGCGTACGTCACGCTGGGTGACATCCGCAACCTGATCATCAACGTACCGCCGCGGCAGACCAAGTCGCTGACGGTCTCGGTCATCTGGCCAACCTGGTGGTGGGCCGATGAACCGCAAATCCAGTTCATGTACTCGAGCTATTCGCATGACCTGGCGCTGCGTGATGCGGTGAAGTCGCGCGACATCATCCAGTCTGGCTGGTACCAGGAGCGCTACGGCGGCAAGTTTTATCTGGATCCGGGGCAGAACCAGAAGCACCGCTACGTCAATGACAAGCACGGCTACCGCATCTCGACCTCGGTCGGCGGCAAGACCACCGGGGAGGGCGGCGATGTCCTGGTGATCGATGACCCGCACAACATGTCAGACATTCACTCGGACCCGAGGCGCCACTCCACCCTGTCCTGGTACGACAACTCGTGGCGATCCCGTCTAAATGACCCAACCACAGGCCAGAAAGTCATCATCTGCCAGCGGTCTCACGACATGGACCTGGTCGGCCACATCCTGGACGGCGAGGCTGGACGCTGGGTAGTGCTGATGCTGCCGAACGAGTACGACCCGAAGCGCCACTGTGTGACGTTCGCGAATCCCAAGGGCAAGAACCTTGACTACGAGCAGATGCGCAAGGACGAGGTCGAGCCGATCTACGAGGACGAGCGCAAGAAGCCCAAGGTGCTGCTCAATCCGCAGCGCTTCGGCGACGAGGAGACCAAGACAGAGAAGTCGGCCATGGGTACCGTCGACTATCACGCCCAGTACAACCAGGACCCGGAGGCCGGCGGCGGTCTGATCCTGAAGCGCAAGTGGTGGCAGAACTGGGCGTACCCGCCGAATCATCCCAAGGCCGGCGAGCAGATGCCGTATCCGGACTGGGAGCAGATCATCACGGTGTATGACACGGCGTTCAAGAAAGGGCAGGAGAATGACTACTCCGCGCGTACCAGCTGGGGTCTGTTCTTTCACTCGCACACCGGCCGGCAGGAGGATGTACGGCTCAACGCCATGCTGCTTGAGCGAATGAACGAGCGCATGGAGTTCGGCGAGCTCAGAGAAGCGGCGATCCGCCACGAGAAGGGCTGGGGCCCCGACCACACGCTGATCGAAGACAAGGCCTCCGGCATCAGCCTGATTCAGGAGTTCGAAGCCGGCGGCATCCCGGTGTGGAAAGTCAAGGCCGGACCCGAGGACCTCGCCTATCGCGCGCACATGGTTTCCGGCATCCTCCGCTCCGGATTGGTCTGGTACGTCTCGAGGGACTGGGCGTTCGATGTCATCAGCCAGTGCGCCAAGTTCCCGCTGGTCGAGCATGACGACCTCGTCGCCACCTGCGTGATCGCCTGGGCGTTCATGCGGA